GATGGCCATCATCGTTGGGCTGCTGTTCTCGTGGCTCATCGTCCACTTCGACTTCGGGTGGCTCCGGTGAACCGCGCAGGGGTGCGCTGTGGCTTGCGTGGACGGATGCTACTTCGTCAAAGACCGCTGGGTGTGGCGTTGCTGCAAGTGCGGCCGTATCCGGTAGCCGGAGGGCATCGTGACCGCCGCGCTCGCTGAACGCACCGTGCAGGTGGTGCGGTACGAACCACGCGGCGCCGCACGAGACCTCATGTCCAACCGCGAGCCCGTCGTCCTCATGTCCGGCCCCGCCGGCACCGGGAAAAGCCTGGCCGCGCTGTTCAAACTCCACCTCGCCTGCCTCCAACGCCCCGGCCTACGCGGTCTCATCGTGCGACAAACCCACGTATCGCTCACCAGCACCACACTCATCACGTTCGAGCAGGAAGTCATCGCCGCCGCCCTGGCCCAAAGCATCGTCCGCTGGTTCGGCGGCAGCTCTCGCCAGCCCGCCGCCTACCGGTACGCCAACGGGTCCACCATCACCGTCGGTGGCCTGGACAAGCCCGAGAAGTTCCTGTCCAGCCAGTACGACCGGGTTGTGGTCGACGAAGCCACCGAAATCACCGAAGCCGCACTCGAAACGCTGATCACCCGGCTCCGGGCGCCGACCCCCACCTACAAACAGATCGTGCTGTGCTGCAACCCCGACGCACCCCAGCACTGGCTCAACCAACGCGCCACCAAGGGCGCCCTGCCGATGCTCCACTCCCGGCACCGCGACAACCCCGCCTACTTCAACCCCGACGGGTCGATGACCGACCGCGGCGCCGACTACATGGCCAAGTTGGATGCCCTCACCGGTGTCCGCCGCCTGCGGTACAAGGACGGCATCTGGGCCGCCGCCGAGGGCGTCATCTACGACACGTTCGACCCGAACCTGCACCTCATCCCGCTCCCCACCTTCAGCGCCAACACCGAACTCTGCTCCGCTGGCCTGCCGTGGACGTGGCCCCGCTACTGGGCGATCGACTTCGGCTTCACCCACCCCTTCGTCCTCCAACGCTGGGCGCTCGACCCCGACGGCCGCATGTACCGGTACGCCGAGATCTACCGCACCCAACGCCTCGTCGAAGACCACGCCGCCGACGTCATGGGCCAGGTCTCCCGCGACGGCCGCGCCGAGGACGGGCTGCGCGGGAAACGGCAGTGGACCGAACCGCAGCCGCAGGCCGTGATCTGCGACCACGACGCCGAAGGCCGCGCCACGTTCGAGGAAAAGACCGGCCTACCGACCACGCCAGCGAAGAAGGCGGTGAAGGAAGGCATCGAGGCGGTCAAGTCCCGCCTGAAGGTCGTCGGCGACGGCCGGCCGCGGCTGTTCCTGATCCAGGGGGCGTGCACGAGCCGGGACCAGTCGCTGATCGACCGAGCGATGCCGACGTGCACCGAGGACGAGATCGGTGGCTACGTGTGGGACGGCACCAAGGAACAACCGGTGAAGGTCGGTGACGACGGGTGTGACACCGAGAGGTACGCGGTGGCGCACGTCGATTTCGGCCGGACGAAGTGGATGAGGTGGGTCGCGTGACCGTCCTGAATGGTGTCCGACCCCAGCGCAAGCCGCTGCTTCACTCCGCGCTCGGCGTGTTCGTACCCAAGCCCCGCGCCGCGGTCATCACCGGCCAGCAGACCCCGTCGTGGCTGGCCCGCCACGGCCGCCGCCTGAAGGAAGGCGTCGTCGCCACGGTGGCTTGCGGGCTGCCCACCGCCGCGGCGTTCCAGTGGCACACCTGGGCCGGTCTCATCGCGACCGGGATCGCGGTGCTCGTCATCGATGCCGCGGCGGATCCGGAGGTGATCCCGGATGAGCGTGCTGGGTAGCCTCACCCGCCGCCGCCCCACCGCCGCCGCCAGCTCGGCGGCGCAGCAACCCCGCGTCCCCATGGTCGGCCGCGGGTTCCGCGCGGCGATGACATCGCTGTACGGCACCAGCGACCCCGAACAGCAGATGGAAATGTTCGGCCGCAACGGCACCCTGTTCGGCACCGTCAGCCTCAACGCCGGCTCCTTCTCCACCGTGCCGTGGCACCTGTTCCGCAAATCCGACGGCCGCGGCCGCATCTCCGGGCCTGACCCGCGCCGCGAGGTATCTAGCCACGCCGCCCTGGACATGTGGGAACTCCCGAACAAGTGGATGCCGCAGCAGTTGTTCTGCGAGTCGTTCCAGCAGCACCTCGAACTGACCGGCCTGTCGTACTGGGTGATCTCCTACGTCGGGAGCATTCCGGCGTCGATGTGGCCGATCCGCCCGGACCGGATGGAACCCGTGCCGGACGTGGACAAGTTCATCGCCGGCTGGATCTACACCGGACCGAACGGCGAAGCGGTTCCGTTGCAGAACCACGAGGTGATTTGGCTACGGCAGCCGGCGCCGTTGAACATCTACGGCGGCATGGGCGCGGTCGAACCGTTGCTACCCGACATCGAAGCCGCCCGGTACGTGTCCGATTGGAACCGGAACTTCTTCAAGAACTCCGCGAACCCCGGCGGCTACGTGCAGTTCCCTGAGGGTGTCCGTTTGTCGGACGAGACGTTCGAGGAGTTGGTGGAGCGGTGGGCCGAGCAGCACCAAGGTGTGCAGCGCGCCCACCGTGTCGCGTTCCTGGAGATGGGCGCGACGTTCCAGTCGGCGGACATGTCGATGAAGGACATGCAGTTCACGGAACTGCGGCAGGACGGCCGGAACATCGTGTACGAGGGGTTCGGCACGTCGAAGTCGCTCCTCGGTGTCACCGAGGATGTGAACCGGGCGAACGCCGAGGCCAACGAGTACGTGTTCACCAAGTACCGGCTGTGGCTGAAACTGCGCCGCGTCAAGGACGTGCTCAACACCCAGTTCCTGCCGCTGTTCGGGTCGACGGGGAACGGTCTGGAGTTCGACTTCGACAACCCGATCCCCGCGGACTGGCAGGCCGATTCGCAAACCACGTTGGCGAACGCCCGCGCGGCGTCCCTGTTGGTGCAGGCCGGGTACGACCCGGAGGACGTGGCGAACGCGATGTCCCTGCCGGACATCAAGCACACCGGGGTGATCCCGGCGACGGTGATGCCGCCGCAGTTGCCTGCCGGCGAGACGTATGAGCCTGCCACGACCGAGAAGGAGGCGGCGTGATGGCCGACCAGTCCATTCACGATTTCACTGTCACACTCGACACCCGCGAAACGAAATCCGCCAAGGTCGTGTTGCACCTCGACCGGGACGGCCAGCCGCGCCTGACGATCGCGTGCGGCGCCGAGCAACTGGTGTGGGTGTGCGAGGACGACCTGTACTTCACGCAGGGCTACCGGTCCACGATCGCCCGCACCATCGTGGAGTTGCACCGCGGCGGTTGGTCGTTTGAGGTGCTGGCCCGCGAGCTGGGTGTGACGGTGGCGCAGGCCGTGCAGATCCACGACGAGTCGGTCGCGGAAGCCGCCGAGAAGGCCCGCGAACTGGCCGAGGTGGGTGCCTGATGCCCGCGATACCGGCGCACCACACAGCCACTGTCGACGAAACGTGGGACGGCCCAGCCGCGGTCGCCGCGATGCCGGCCGAGTACGCCGACCTGCACTACTGCCACGGCTGGTGGACCCCCGAAGCCGCGAACTCACCCCACACCGCCGGCGACGACGACGCCGACGACACCAAGGACGACTACAAGTTCCCGATGCACAAGACGAAGGGTGGCCCGGCGAACGTGCGGGCCTGCCGGAACGCCTTGGCGCGGGTCGCGAACTCGTCCATCCCCGACGGCGACAAGCCCGGTGTCCGCCGGCACGCGCAGACGCACCTGGACGACGCGAACAAGAAGTCCGGGAACAGCGCACGCCTGTTGGTGCCGGCCGGCGTGCAGGCGTCGATGCGGCGGATATACAACCTGAATCCTCCGACCGGTCGGAAGTGGTATCGGTTCACCAACGACGCCGGTAGCGGCGGCGACTCCACGCTGTACATTTTCGGGCCGATCGGCAGTTGGTTCGGCGTCAACTCGGAGGACTTTGTCGAAGACCTCGCGCAGATCACCGGACCGTTGAACGTGCACATCAACAGCGGCGGCGGTGACGCATTCGAAGGCATCAACATTGCGAACCTGTTGCGCAATCACCCGTCCACGGTGAACGGTGTCGTGACCGGTCTGGCCGCTTCGGCGGCGTCGATAATCGCGATGGGTTGCGACTCCTTGACGATGTCACCCGGTTCGCAACTGATGATTCACAGGGCGATGACGGGCGCCTACGGCAACCGCAGCGACTTCGCTGAAGTCATGGACGACCTGGAACGCATGGACACGAGCCTGGCTGTGCTGTACCAGATGCGCGCCGGTGGTGACCTCGCGGACTGGGAAACAGCGATGCAGGCCGAAACCTGGTACACGCCGCAGGAAGCCGTCGACGCCGGCCTGGCCGACCACATCGCCGAGCCACCCGACAAGGCCGGTGACGACGCGCCGGCGTGGGGCAACACGGTTCGCGCCGAGGCAGCCGTCGAACCGGTCGTGCCCGCAGTGGTGGAACCCGAACCGGTTGTTGAACCCGAAGCCGAGCCGGAACCCGTTGTCGAACCGGAAACCCCGGTCGCGCAGATCGACACAGCAGCAGCCGTTGCCGCACTCCGCGGCGCGTTCGCAACCCCCGAAGGAGGCGCGGCCTGATGACCGCTCCAGCCATCCCCCAGACCGTCGCCGAGTTCGAGGACGCCCTCAACGACGGGCCCCGCGTCACCAAGATGATCGCCGACGGCGAGTTCGGCAAGTTCACCAAGCAGTACGTCGAGAAGATGACCTCCAAGAACGAGGAGATCGTTCAGCAGTTCCACGAGCAGCTCCAGCAGGGCCTGCGGGACTTCCTGATCGAGTCCGGCGAAAAGGTCGGGAATCTCGACCTGTCCGACGTGCGCAAGGCCAAGGCCGGGCGCCGCATGGGCCTGACGAACGCCGACAAGGGCCAGTTCCACAACCCGAAGGCCCCCGGCGCGGCACTGGACAAGCTGTACGAAACCCCGGTGGACTTCTTCCACACCGCCTGGCACCTCAACGCCGAAATGCTGTCCAACGGCGACGAACTCCGGGCGCGGGCGGCGAAGCACCGCGAGATCGTGAACGCCGCATCCAGCGTCGTCCCCTCGGACGGCGGGTTCCTGATCCCCGAGATCCTGCGGTCGGAGATCCTGCAACTCGCGTTGGAAGGCGCGATCGTGCGCCCGAACGCCACCGTGATCCCCATGGACTCGCTGAAGGTCCCGATCCCGGCCGTGGACGAGTCCAGCCGTGTGTCGTCCATCTTCGGTGGCATCACGTTCCAGTGGACCCCCGAAGGCGCCGCGCTCACCGACACCAGCGCGAAGTTCGGTCAGATCACGCTGGACGCGAAGAAGCTGACCGGCTACGCCGGCATCCCGAACGAACTGCTCGCCGACTCGGCGGCGTTCACGGCGTGGTTCCAGGCGAAGTTCCCGATGGGCTGGGGCTGGTTCGAAGACCTCGGGTTCCTCACCGGTGACGGTGTCGCGAAGCCGCAGGGCGTCACCACCGCGCCCGGCGCGGTGAAGGTGACACGCGGCGCGAGCAACACGATCGCCTACACCGACATCGTGTCCATGTACGCCCGCATGTACCCGGCGTCGATGCGGAAGGCCCGCTGGGTCGCGGCGATCGACGCGCTCCCGCAGCTGATGGAACTGTCGTTCACCCCCTCGGGTGGTACGACCCCAGTGCCGGTGATGTTGTGGCAGCCCAACGCGATCGAGGGCCCCGCGTTCACGATCCTGGGGCGCCCGGTCGAGTTCACCGAGAAGGTCGGACCGCTCGGCAGCCAGGGCGATCTGGGGCTGTACGACTTCTCCGAGTACCTGATCGGTGACAGGCAGGCCATGCAGATGCAGTCCAGCAACGACTACCTGTTCGGCACGGACAAGACCGCGTTCCGGGTCATCGGCCGGGTCGACGGGCAGCCGTGGCTGCGGACCGCGATCACCCCCGCGAACGGCTCGACGAACACGCTGTCGCCGTACGTGGTTCTCGTCTGATCCGACCACCGACCAACCGAGAGGGCACGGGCCATGGCTGCCGCTGCGACGTTCGCGCTGGACTCCACCGGGTTGATCTACGTCAACCTGAACACGGTGTCCACGCTCACTGTCCAGGGCTCCGGTTCGTCGTGGCGGATCGCGACAGCCCAACCGGGCGGCACCGGTATCACGTTCAGCACCGTCTACACGTCGCAGGCGTTGGCGCTGGCGGCGATCACGGCGTACGTCGGCACACCAGTAGTTCTCTGACCGCCCAGCGGTCACACCGACCGCTGGGCGCCTTTGTTCCACCGGAACTGAAACGGAAGACACCATGCTGAAGCTCGGATACACCGTCGACATCGGACCCACCGTGGTACCCGTCGACTTCCACACCGGCACCAACACCGGCCTGCGGGTCGCGCTGAAGAACGCACGCTCCTGCATCTTCAAGGTCACCATGGCCGCCGCCGCGTCCGGAACCGACGACCTCGTGTTCACCCTCAACGAGCACACCGCGAAGACCGCCGGCACGACCACCGCGCTCGCGAACATCACCACCGCGTGGGTCAAGTCCGCGACCACACTGGCCGGCACCGAAACGTGGGCGAAGATCACGCAGGCGGCCGGGTCGACGCTCACGCTGCCGGGCGCCACCTACGCCACGAAGCAGCTCATCATGGCGTTGCAGGTCAACGCCCCCGATCTGGACGCCGGCTACGACTACGTGTCGCTGTCGTGCGCCGCGACCGCGGCGATCAGCCGGCTCGGTGTGATCGACGTGCTGCTGACGGACCTGACGAAACGGTTCGATCCGGCGTCCATGGCCGCGACCCTGATCTGACGAGGGGATTCGAGATGCAGGACTACGGCGGTCACCCACCGTTCGCGCACAACCCGCACGTCTACGACGGTGTCGACCCGGACGGCAACCCGACCACAGCGATGGTGGTGGAGAGCCACGCGGTCGTCGGCGAGACGGGCCCGGAGGTGGTCGATCTGCCGCGGGGCAACGTCGTGTCATTGACCGACGCCGTGCCGCCCGTGGACGAGGATGCCCCCGTCGATGTGGACGGTGACGGCCAGATCACCGGCTACGAACTGTTCACCAAGGCCGACCTGGTCACCGAGTGCGAGACCCGTGGCCTGCCGACCTCGGGGAACAAACCGGACCTGGTGGCCCGGCTACAGGAAGCCGACAAGACCGCGGCGCAGCCGGCCAGCGCCAGCAACGGCGAGTAGCCGTGTCCGAGGAGCCCATCACCACCGGCGACGGCGGTGCCGGCTGGTACGGGCTCCTCGGACTCCTCCAATCCGGCAAGGAAATCCGCCGCGAGTTCCGGGAACGCGACCCCGTGGCGTGCCCCCGGTGCGGGGAACCGGTCCGGGCCGGCGGCGAAGACGGCGTGCTGTTTTGCAGGTTCGACGGGTGGCGTTGGGACGGGTCCGTTGAGGACGCCCAACCGAGATGAGCTGAGGGAGGCGAGATGAGCGCGACAGGCTACGTCGGCGGTGACCCCACGAAGGTCTCCAAGGCAGGCGACACCATGACCGGTGCGCTTGTCCTGCCCGGCGACCCTGCCTCGGCTCTGCAGGCCGCGGACAAGCACTACGTCGACTCCGCTATCGCTGGTGGCGCGGTCACATCGGTCAACGGCCACACCGGGGCCGTGGTGCTGGCCGCGGCCGATGTGGGTGCGGACGTGTCGGGTGCCGCCGCGACGGTAAACACGGCTCTCACGGCGGAGGTCACGCGCGCCGTGGCAGTTGAGGCGTTGCTGGCCCCCAAAGCGAGCCCCACGCTGACCGGCACCCCGGTCGCACCGACCGCGACGGCGCTCACCAACACCACCCAGATCGCCACGACCGCCTACACCGACAGCGCCGTCGGGGTAGAGAAAACTCGCGCTCTCGCAGCGGAAGCGTCTATCTCGGGGTCGATTCCAACGTCGTTGCCGCCGAACGGTACCGCTGGCGGCGACTTGGGATCGACGTACCCGAACCCGACCGTACTCGCGACACACCTAGCGTCTCCGCTTCCCGTTGCGCAGGGCGGAACCGCTGCCGCGACGGCCGCCGCCGCCCTGGCCAATCTCGGCGCGCTGCCGCTGGCCGGTGGCACGCTGACCGGGTCGGTCACGATGCAGTCCACCGGTGCGGGCGGCCCGGACACGTCGGACTCCACCTCGCGGATCAATCTCCAGTCCTACCAGACCAACGGCACGAACTTCTTCGGCGAGATCGAGCGCCGTGACCTGCTGGAGGTCTACAGCAAAGCCATGTCCGCGTGGCGGTTCCCGCGGGTCGCGACCGGGCGCGGCACCGACCCGGTCCTGTTCGACACGAACAGTTCGTTCATCACCGACACCAGCGGCTACACCACCTTCGGTGGCGCGGCACTATCGATATCGACCCTCCAGCACCTGGTGGGCACCAACAGCGGCCGCATCGACTGGGCCACCGGCGCGGCCGGAACCCAGGGGATCTCGCTGGCCATCGCCGGGCTGACCGTCGGCCACACCTACGTCGCCTACGTGTGGGCCTTCATCGAGGCCACGAACCCGGCTGTGCACATCGACATCGACGGCGCGTCCGCCTCGTCGGCCACCACGACGACGGGGGCGTGGCAGCGGCTGAGCACGACGTGGGTCGCGTCGGCGACAACGCACAACCTGCGTGTGGTCAACGACGGCGCGGCGACGAGCGGGCAGCGCGGGTTCGTCGACCTGGTGTACGCGACGGCGAACCTGACCGGGATGCGGTCGGTGGTGTGGCAGGGCGCCCACTACGCGCCGCAGAACATGTCGGTGACGATCCACGGGCACTGGTCGGTCGAAGTCCCCGACTCCAGCGACAACCTGCAAACCCGGTTCGAGGTGTT